TTGTACACCGTTTATGAAAAATTTATTACCACTCGCCGTCGATTGCGTAGTTACAACAAAATTGGTATTGTCTGGTGAAGATATACTTTGTAAATTAGGTAAATTATGAATACATTTACCAATATCACTGAGTTGAATTTCTATTTCACATTCCTGATTTGTTAAGGCGCAAAGTGGAATTGCAAGTTCTGGATTATTGTGAAAATAGAACGGTATGTCTACTATATAACTCGTCGATGTAGTCGCGAGTGGTAAATGTTGATCTATGGATGTATGTCGTACCGGAAATCCAGATGATTCGTCGGGACATTTACCTATCAGCTTAGCCAGATTATTCTGTTTCGTCTGTGTAATGTAATGCTCGCTGTAAATCTGTAACCAATCTCTAGGGATTCTCTGTACGAGTTGCCCACCTATTATGAGATCTACGTGTTGGAATATCGCGTGACCAATAGATTCGACGTATCTAAAGTTGGTTCCATCGTTTTCCAACGGTGGAAGTGTAAAATGTACCCGTACAGTTTTTATCAAATCACCGGCGTTCGCTGGTATCGTACACTTGAGAATACCACCATATTCCAATTGACCATGTAAGTCGTGGGACACGTCATACGCTGAAAAGTTCGTATGCTTTTTGAACTGTTTAATAAAATGCGTGTATTCAGGATTCTCTGTGAAGTAAGCATCCTGGGTACCCGTAGTGGCAAGTTGCACCCGTCCTGCCATTTCTAATATAACCCGTTAAAATTTTAAACCCGCTATTCCTCCCTCAACGTGTAGAAGGTTGTAATTCAAAGCGTATATCGAAAAGTTTATATTCCGTGAAGTAGATGTTTCATCGAGTTCTACGTCTAATTTCTTATGAATAATACGACTCATGTTTAATTGACCGGTAGGATAATATAATTCTGGTTTCAAAGCGAACGAATATGTATAAAATTCATACGCAGGATCGGGGCATCCTGTATGATGTATTAAAGATTGTTCGTATGCTAGATATTTACCCGTGTGATCAAATATACGTTTACCGTTACACTCAAACCGAATATTCTTCACGAACCGGTAATCAGATCTTTTATTCGTCACATGACTAGAAAATGCCTGATCAGATGATGAGATATTAAGTAGACGGTCTTCACTGCCTCCCGAAGTGCCCAGGAATGCACCGAGTGAGTACACCCGCACGTGGCCGGCTTGGGAGCCGGTGCCGTCGTTGTGGGAAGCGCCTACAGCCACGCGCGCGCCGTCCGAAGACATCGATACCGAAATCCCAGACTGGTCATACACAACCTCACCGTCGATATCCTGACCCACCTGGGACCATGCCCCACTGCTCTCGGCGTACACCCGCACGTAGCCGGCGCTATTCCAGTTCGCGCCGATCGCCACACGCGTGCCGTCCGACGATATAGATACCGAAATCCCAGACTGATCACCTGCAGCCTCGCCGTCAATGTCGGCGCCCACCTGGGACCATGCCCCACTGCTCTCGGCGTACACCCGCGCGTGACCGGCCAGATTGCCGGTGCCGTCGTTACCATAAGCGCCGATCGCCACGCGTGTGCCGTCCGACGATATAGATACCGAATACCCGGAGTAGTCGTTCGCAGCCTCGCCGTCTATATCAGAGCCAACCTGGGACCATGCCCCACTGCTCTCGGCGTACACCCGCACGTGCCCGGCGTAGCCGTCGTTACCATAAGCGCCGATCGCCACGCGCGTACCGTCTGACGACATCGATACCGACCACCCGGATAAGTCGCCCACAGCCTCACCATCGATATCATTACCCACCTGGGTCCATGTTCCGGCGTCGTCATAGAACACCCGCGCGTGGCCGGCACCTCCGACGGCGAGGCTGCGGGAAGCGCCGATCGCCACGCGCGTGCCGTCCGAGGACATAGATACCGACCTACCAGAGTAGTCGTACGCGGCCCCGCCGTTGATGTCTAAACCCACCTGGGTCCACAGAGAAGTTCCACTGTTCCATTCGAACACCCGCACGTGGCCGGCAATTGTGCCGGCGCCGTCGTTACCATAAGCGCCGATCGCCACGCGTGTGCCGTCCGAGGATATCGATACCGAATGCCCAGAGTAGTCCCCCGCGGCCTCGCCGTCGATATCTTGGCCCACCTGGGTCCAGAGAGAAGTTCCACTGTTCCAATCATACACCCGCACGTGGCCGGCGTCAGAGCCGGTACCGTCGTTACCATAAGCGCCTACAGCCATGCGCGTGCCGTCCGAGGACATAGATACCGAGGTCCCGGAGTAGTCGCCAGCAGCCTCGCTGTCAATGTCGTTACCCAATTGTGAAATTGTGTCTGTAGATTCGATGATGTTGGTTGTACCAGTTTCTTCTTTCGCTGAGAAGAATAATTCTTTAACGGGATTTGTAAATTTTAACAATGCCGATTTCTTCGTTTCATTAGGTTTAAATTGCATAGTCGATAACTGTAACTGTGTTATGATATATTGCATGGGGCGTGTGAGTAAAAAGTTTATCTCATCCCGAGTGATGAAGTAGAAATCTGTAATGATAGACGCTTCAACGATAGATCCCAATTCTGTTTTAGTGCGTACCATATTTCCATTTACTTCTTCGTAGCTAAACGTCACGTCATCATCTACATCTTTAAACTTTATATGTATTTCGATTAACTGACGAGTAATAGCGCATATAGGTATAGCTAAGCTAGGATTCCTAAAAAAATAGAACGGTAAGTTCAGATAGAAGGTCCTCGGTGCGGAGACGATTTGAATTTGGTTATTGTGACCGTTCATGTAGTAAAGGGTTGTATCTGCATCATCTTTATTGCTATGTAGTTGGTTATACATGTCTATATAGTCACCTGTAAGTCGCTGAATTGTTTGTCCACCGATTACCAGGTCGACATACTGTATGACGCTCGTAGCAACCGAAGCATTATATAGATTTCCGGATGGTAACTCTCCCAGGGTAAGTTTAAGCATCACACTTCGAAGTAAATCGCCGACGTTATTTGGAATACGGGCTATAGCGTTTCCACCTAGTGATACATTTCCAGTGATAGGAATACCGACCGCTTCTGTAGAAAATCGGGTATGTCTTTTGTATATGGAGGAAAAATATGAAATTTTTGGATCTCCGGTGAGCCATTGATCCTGGACACCGGTGACAGCTAGGCGTAAACGTCCAGCCATTCTTACTACATGTGAGTAAAATTTTATCAAATAAAACAATGCGATATTATAGATGGATTTACGTTTGAGAAAATTCAACCCGGCTAAAATGGCTGACGACAAGGTGTGTGTATTCATAGGAAAACGTAATACGGGTAAATCGACACTCGTGACTGATATCTTATGGTACAAGAAGCACTTACCAGCGGGTATTGTTTTATCGGCTACTGAAGAAGGTAATCATTATTATCAACAGTATATACCTGACCTGTTTATATACGGAGATTACGACAGGGAGGCTATAGAGCGAGTCATGGACCGACAAAGAAAGCTCGTGGGTGCTGGAAAACAAAACTGTGGTGCATTCCTCTTATTGGATGATTGTATGTACGACAATAAGTTCATGCGCGACACGTGTATTCGGCAGTGTTTTATGAATGGCCGTCACTGGAAAATATTTTTCATGTTGACGATGCAGTACTGTATGGATTTACCACCAGCACTTCGTGCTAACGTGGATTACGTGTTTATTCTCAGGGAGAACATCATCCAGAATCGAGAAAAATTATACAAATCCTTTTTTGGTATTTTCCCGACCTTTGATATGTTTAACAAAGTCATGGATGCTTGCACCGAGAATTATGAATGTATTGTTTTGGATAACACCAGTAAGTCTAATCGCATCGAGGATTGTGTTTTTTGGTACAAAGCGAAGATGCATAAGAACTTTAAGGTTGGAGCTCCCGAATACTGGCACGCACATAAGAAGATGTTCAATCCTAAACGAAGCAGCGTAAACAGATTGGATCCCAAGGCGGTTAAGAATAGATCCACACTCAAAATTACCAAGACGAGATAATTTTATCTCTTTACAATAAGATGCCCACATCTAGATCGGGTACGTCTATGAACATAAATCAGGGAAACAGAAACGTCGAAAATTACCTGTTTAGGAGAAATGTCATGAACATAGATACAGTTGGTTCGGGTATGTTAGGTAAGCGAAAGCGTCTTCCAGCGAACTACATACCCGTCGCTAACAGTGCAAAACGAAAAGATCTAGAAATGGTAGCAAAGGTTGTCAGGGTTTCCAACACGAGAGCATCTATACAACTCCCCAAACGTGTAATAAAAGAGTTACGTTCGATAAACAATATGTCCACCCTTAAAAGGTGGGAATACGGTGGTAAAATAGATTTTGTGTCTGACGGTAATACGATTAAATTTAACGTTCCTACACGTTTCACCTCGCAACAAAGAATGCAAGTGAACGGGCATATCGTAGGAATTTTTAGGAATTCTTACATTTCATACCACACACACCCGGGTATATCGACTGCTACGGGTAATACACCTTTACCCTTGAATACTCGAAACGTGTACGTCACACTTCCAAGTGGAGCAGATTTTGAAGCGTATATTAAGGGGTATCCGGGAATGCAAGCTAACATCATCGCAGATAGACACGGATATTACGTTATCGATATTTTGGAGTCCGTGGATAGAGGACAGAGACCCATTCCCGCCACTGTGAATAGACATATGGAATGGGTTCGTTCTCAGCCATTTTTCACTTCTAGGGTGTTTGGGGAAGATGGTCAGGAATATTTTAATACTACGTTAAGAGACTGGAAAGGGGCTATTAACGGAGAATTGAATACACATATGAAACGTGTATTTGGTATTTCTATAAAGTATTACATGTACGACGAAGAACCCGCTACGATTACTGTGAGTCGTGTCGACAATTCCAGCGGTCGATAGAATCTTCTAATTCATCGACTTCATACCATGCGAAATGACATTCTTTTGAATTTTTATCATGTGAGCATATTTCTTGTGCTTCTTCTACAGCTTCTCTGAATCGTAGACGAAGACGCAAATTATCGGATACCGGTTTATTTGACGGGATGCGAGCCGATTGTTGTCGGTATATTTCATTTAGTACATTCTTCCTGGTTTTGTCTAATCTATATTTATAAGAATCGTTTGAGGAATATGCTCGAATATACATACTATACTCGAGCACTATTTTTTTAACCCGGGTTTAAAGACTAGAGACATGTATCGAATATAATGGCGTACAATTCTCCCGAATGCAACTTTCGATACAAGGTTTCTTCCCTGGAAAAGGTCGTTGACGGAGATACCATTGACGTTTGCATTGATCTCGGATTTGATGTATGCACGAAGCAGCGTGTCCGTCTTCTAGGGATCGATACACCCGAGTCTCGTACTCGCGATAGTGTGGAAAAGGTCTTTGGTCTTATCTCCAAGAAGAAGCTCAAGGAATGGTGTCTAAAGGCAGTCGAGTCTGAGAAGGATGACATTGAAATTGAGCTTCGCTGCCCGGAGGCGGATTCTAGGGGTAAGTTTGGGCGTGTACTCGCCGAAGTCTGGGTTTCTGAGGACGGTGTATGGACCAATGTCAATAAATGGCTATGCGATAAGGGATACGCAGTGCCTTATGTCGGTCAAAACAAGGCAGATGTTGAGAAGCTGCATATCGAAAATCGTAAGCGACTCGTTGAGCAGGTAAAGGATAACGCGTTATATCCAGCGATTATTGCTAGTATCACAAACTAAATATAACACGGTAGTACAAAAATCACCATTCGCCCTTGTAGCTTAGTTGGTAGAGCGTCGGCTTTGTAAGCCGAAGGTCGCGAGTTCGAGTCTCGTCGAGGGCAGGGCTTGTAGTGAAACGGATATCACACTGGACTTCTAATCCAGCATTCCGGGTTCGATTCCCGGCAAGTCTGATTATTCGTTTCCACCAACCGAACGAATAAGATTAAATATATCTAAAAAGTAATCCAACGATGCGTTTACGAAATTGCCGGAATAATTCCTCTGCAATATCTTATTCGTATCATACACCACAAACAGTGCAAACAGTATCGTAACAATTCTACTGGGAATGAGTGAATTCCGTTCCTCGACCCGTGTGCGTCTCACGTAAATATTGATAACGCGAGCGATCAAAATGGTTAAGAGTGAGAAGAATAATATCTGACCGAGAATATCAAGTTTGTATCCCATCTGAACCGTGAAGATCCCGGCGACTAACATACTGATAAATATACCAACGACCTCGAGTAAAGCTTCTTGTAAATTAGGTACATTGTGAAGCGCCATACCAGAGATGTATGCCAGAAGGGAAAATATGGCCACCTTAATGGGAATGGGTAAACGCACGAGACTCAACAATAGTACCAACGCGAGACCTACTATTCCTATCAATAACGCATTGGAACGAGCAATATCTTTCATGTAGGCGTTCCCGGAGGTCGCTTCGGCGGCCCTGTATGCAACAAAAGTTTGAAAAATAAGGTGTCCAAACACCCCCGCCATAAAAGGTATCTTCTTCTGTAAGTTACTCATTTATATTACATTACAAATTATTTCATTCTACACCTGCATAAAAGTAGGTTTGGTCGTTTTGTACCGTGCAAACGAAGCCTTATCGTTGATGTAATATTTACGATACGCTTCAACTACGTTTGGACACTGGTACGCCACTGGCATACATTCGGGGATTCCCTGGATAGAGTAATACGCTGTATCACTTTTATGTTCATCGAAATGGGGTGGTACGTTATTCTTGAGCCATAATAAATGTCCTTCGCATGTATGAATTTTGCCATAGCGTTTCGTGTATTCTTTTGATAGGGCTAACCCGATTTCACACGCGAACATGTAATTACGAAGACTCGAAGAAATCCACATCGTCATCGGATGCTTCTTGTGCGCGGGTTTGTACCCACGTTGTGAACCACTTTTTGTATATGGTGCATAGTCTCGGACATGTTGTTCCCGACCCGCGTAATACCACGCAGTGTATAGCATCTGCGCAATTTCTAACTGAATTTTGACCACATGTTGATCACAGGAAAGTTCTGCAATCTCTTCCGGAATCAACGAAAGAAAGAAAATGTTCATCTTATTTTTAATTAAAATGTTTTTCGACTTAAGTACACTTAAAAAATTTAGACTCATTCATGACAATGCACACGTTAGCATCTCTTTTAATGGCACCTGCTGGTGCGTTAAATAGACGATTTAAGAGAAATAGGGCATCCTTCTTAGCAGAACCACCCCCACCCCCCGATACCATTGAATCATGGGACTATGGTGCGTACTCCGTGAAAGCGACGGTTGAAACCCATGACGAACATGGTGAACTCGATAAGACTTTTATTGGGTATAGTCAAAATATGGATATCACCGAACGTACAGCTACAGCGTGTGATAGGTACAAGACACATGGTACAACTTGTGGAGAGGTTCAGATGGTAATCAAAGGGGGAGAATGTGACGAAGTTA